CTGGACTCTTGACGAGTATTTGGCGAGAACAGCGGCACCTTGCCGGCTGGCTATCTGCTCCGAAAGATCCACCTCCCTTAGTAGTCTGTTCCAGAATAGATGAAAAGGACGTAAGTAGGGCTATCGATTCCACCCGCTCACAAGCTTTGTCGGACGCCCTCGCGGGTTACGACTTGTTGACGGAACTCGCTGAGGCTCCAGAAGCCCTCAGGTTTGTTTCGTCTGCTACGAAGAGTGTGGCCGGCGCCTTCAGTTCTGTTTTCGCCAACTGCGACGATAGGACGAGGAGGCGGGCCTTCCGAATGACCCCAAAACAGTTGCTCAGGTCGGTTGACCGAAAGCTCAGGGGCATAGGGAGTGCGTGGATGGCTTACCGGTATGCGATTATGCCGCTCGTGTACTCCTACAAAGATGTTAAGGAGCTCATTGAGAAAGGCGAAAGCATTTTTAAGACCCACCGGGCTAAAGACGTTATCGTTCCGCGCACCTTATCAACGGGTGACGGGACCGGCACGCGGATCCTCCTCTTTGAGGATGGAAACGTGACTGTCAGGTCTACGGTTAAAATGGGTTTTACATCCGGACCTCAGGCGTTTGCCCAGGGTGTTTCCATGAATCCGTTCAAGACGGCTTGGGAGTTAATACCTCTCTCGTTCGTTGCAGATTGGTTCGTGAACATTGGCGATTACATCACCGCGAAGGCGGGGATCGATCTTAGTAGTACACTTGGTATGTGTACCGCTGTAAAACGCTCAACTACCAAGATTTACGTGTTGGCCGATACTTGGTCAAAGGAAATCGCATATCCGGGCTATTCAGGTCCGGCCAAATGCGGTCATTTTCCGGCTACGCCGGCTTACTTCTCCACCGATACGGTAGGCGTTTTACGCACCGTCACGGAGGAGTCCTACACACGTACGATCTTTGACCGCGGTGACATCCGTCTCACCCTTAACAATTCAGTAATGAACTGGAAAAGGGCGATTGATGCTTCCGTACTCTCCTATCAAACCTCCAGGAAAATCCTGAGATCATTTTGACCTTACGGTCACTTATGGAGCATTAAAATGCCCGCACTCAAAGTTTTGCGTCGCGAAAATACTGGCGTAGTGTACGCCTCGACGACGAAGCCGGACCTCACGGTCCGCTTTCGCGGTGCCCAGCAGAACAAATCGCTGGGCTCCATCGCCACAACCAATTTTCTTCAGGAGATCATCATTAACGATCATAACGAAGTCACGGTTGGGTCGACCACCGCGAAAGACCCGGTCTCAGTCCGCGTGCGCGTGAGCGCCGCGAAAGAGTCCAAAACCCGCGTGTCTGCTCTTCTAGCAGCACTCGCCACACAACTTACCGTGTGGGATGGCGAAGGTGTGTTTCAGGGTTTCGACCCAGACACCGCACCGACCATCTAAGGAGTCATGGAGATGCCCAAAAGCACCATCAGTGCCTTCCAAAAAATACTTTCCTCCTTTGCCTTTCAACCGGCAGAGAGCTTCGGTGAAGATTTCGCCCAAAAGCGATACCTGAAGAAAATGGAGGTACCCGACGAAACCAGAGACGCCGCGCGCAAGAAACAGGCGTGGGCAGACTGGATCAGTCACGACTCCCAAATGGTCAAACCAGCATTGTTGCCAGGAAACTGGTACAAAGCGCGGCTCGAGTGTCATAAAGCACTTAGGTCATTCCGTTTAGGACCTCTTTCGTTTTCGAACGGGAGTGAGTTCTTCGCTACGAAGGGCGAAAACAGCATAGAAGCTAAGCTGTCACGTTCTGAGTGGAGTTGCACCCCTGATAATTTCGACCTCTGGGCCATTACGGCTTACGAGAATCGATGTTTAAAGGTTGCGGCTCGGAAGCGCTTCAAAGCACGTGTTGCTGCGGCTACCGGTCTCAAGGGTCAGAAGTTGACTCAACGGATCAGTGCTATCGCGAAGGAGAGTTACAATTTGCTCTTCTCGCACCTCCCTATTGGTGAGCGGAAGTTCGCCGGTTTTAGGAGGATGTTGCGTTTCGTAACGATAGTAGAGAACGGAAACAGGTTTTCCACGGTTAGGAAGAACAACGCCGTGGACCGCCCCATCTGTCTCGAGCACGTATGTAACATGCTGGTGCAACGCAGGATTGGTATTGGCCTCCGTGATGCTATAAAAACGCATTTCGGAATCGATCTGAGGACCTTGGCTAACCACCATAGAGTCCGAATCATGGCAGAGTTTCACAGTATTGCCACGATCGATCTCAAAAACGCTAGTGATAGCGTCTGGCTGTACCTCAGCGAGTTTATGCTCACCCCAAAAGTGTTTCGTTTGGTAAACGACGCGCGAGCGCCTTTCACCTTAGGTCTTGATGACCAGTTTTACGGTGTCAATAAGGTGTCCTCAATGGGGAACGGATTTACGTTCGAGCTGATGACTTTGCTCCTGCTGTGTCTATGCAGGCAGCACGATCGGGGAGCCACGGTTTTCGGCGATGATATTGTCGTCGATTGGACCAAGGCTTACGCGGTAATTCGCGACCTGAATGGTGTGGGTTTCCAAGTGAACAGCGAGAAATCGTTTGTGCACGGAGACTTCCGCGAATCCTGCGGAGCTAACTATCACTGGCGTGACGGATATATCGAGTCTTACGACTTCGAATACCCCGTGACAATACACGACTGTACAGTCTTGTACGCTAAGGTGAAGCGGTTAAGTCACATATATTCTTCCTTCAAGAAATTGGAGGTTGTGCTGTCGAGAAGCATCCCAAAAGCCTTGCGTGGGAGCGGTGTTACCGCAAATGCACCAGTCTTTGATCAGGTCGAGCTCCCTGGATATTTTCAGGGGGGTGCGGCGAAAGCCGAACCCGATCGTTGGGTCGTGCGGTTTTGTCAACTTTTGCAACTGGAACCCTCTGTCCGGATATTTCCGGCATGGTTGTGGGAACCAAGGTTGGCGACCCCTACGCCCAACGGGCCTCTGCGTCCGTCCCGACACTATGCTAAGATTCTACAATATCTGCATGGTGGCCGGATTACTGACGACGAGGTTACTGGTCAAGGGAAGTGGGTGAAACTTACGCTCATAGAGGTTGACGGCAGAGTAATGCGACTGTCGTCCGTCCGCAACGCCGTCCAGGCGGAGCTGAAAGCATCCATGATTCAAGGCTAACACCGTGAGGTGAGCCAAGCCCGAAAAAGGGGACTCGTAAGAGTTGAAA